CCTCAGGAACTACAACCTCAGGAACTACAACCTCAGGAACTACAACCTCAGGAACTACAACCTCAGGAACTACAACCTCAGGAACTACAACCTCAGGAACTACAACCTCGGGAACTACAACCTCAGGAACTGGTACTTCAACTTTTGGAGAAGTCGATTCTAAAACAAGCGCAGGTGTAGACTGCACTGGGATGCTTACAACAGGCTTCTTACCAAATGGAGTAAACCTTCCCTTATGGAACATTTATTTAGTTCCGTATATTTTTATATTTATCTGAAAAATGGAAGAATGAATCTAAAGACTATACAGACTAATACAATAATGGGCGACGTTATCATCGGTGTCCAGTTCGGAATCGCAAACCCCGATGAAATCGTCAAGCGCAGTGTCGTTCATGTTATGACTGACAAGACGCATCAAAATAAAGATCAGCCTGTAGCAGGTGGAGTCTTTGATTCCCGGTTCGGCGTAATTGAGAACGGCAAGATTTGCCCGACCTGTAAGCAGAACAATATTCTATGCCCAGGTCATTTCGGTCACATTACTCTGGCTCGTCCAGTGTACCTCTACCAGTTCCTTGACCAGATAGTCAAGGTTCTACAGATAGTATGCCTGAACTGCTCAAACCCTTACCTTCCCGACGCGGAACTCGAGGAAATTGCCGAAAAGATGAAGGGTATGGATCGGTTCAATGCTGTGCGGGAACGTACTACTGATTATAAGACTCACGAACTAAAAGAGTCTTCGGCGTGTGCGCACTGCAACTCGCCAACAATCGCAAAGGTCATGAAAGAGGAGGGTACGGTCGCCAAGCTACAGGCGAAGACGTATGACGAGGGTGACCCAATTCCGCTCCAGCCTGAGATGGTTCTGCGGACGTTCCAGCGCATCACTGATCGGCATGTTGATCTCATTGGATTCAATTCCAAGTTCAGCCGTCCAGATTGGATGGTGTGTACGGTTCTGGCCGTTCCACCTCTGACAGTACGTCCGTCAGTGATTATGGACGACAATCAGCGCATGGAGGATGATTTGACGCATAAGCTGATTGATATTGTTCGTAATAACCAGAAGCTGCAGGATCGTATCGATAAGGGCGATTCGGCAGATATGATTGATAAGTATACGGATATCCTCCAGTTCGATGTTGCGACCTATGTGGATAACGATATCAAGGGCATTCCTCCCGCCGCTCAGCGGTCCGGTCGTGCTCTAAAGACTCTCAAGTCTCGTCTTGGTGCCAAGACTGGCCGTGTTCGTGGTAATTTGATGGGTAAGCGCGTAGACTTCTCAGCTCGTTCAGTTATTACGCCCGATGCCAATATTGATGTGGATGAGCTGGGTGTTCCTGAAGAGATTGCGCGAAACCTGACGTTCCCCGAAATCGTTACGATGTACAACCGCGATCGGCTGATGTCGTATGTCCGCAACGGACCGGGGAAGTATCCTGGTGCCAAGTCTGTCTACATCAAGCACGACGATCGTTCAGTCAACCTAAAATTCATCAACCCGGAAACGATTGATCTGAAGCAGGGCGATGTAGTCCATCGTCACCTGATCGATGGCGATTCAGTACTCTTTAACCGTCAGCCATCGCTGCACAAGGCTTCAATGGAATGCCATCGTGTTCGTGTCCTGCCGTTCTCAACCTTCCGCCTGAACGTAAGTGCTACCAAGCCTTACAATGCAGACTTTGATGGCGACGAGATGAACATGCACGTCCCTCAGAGCATTGCGTCAGCGACCGAGCTGAAAACTTTGGCAACCGTGCTGAATCAGATCATCTCTCCACGCACGAATTCTCCAATTATCACGATTATTCAGGATACGCTTACAGGTTCGTTCCGGGTATCACAGGATCACGTAGATGTTCCTGAACATATTGCGATGAACATCATGGCGCGAATGAAGAAGCCGCTATCGACGTACCGCCGCAAGGATCGCCCAATTACCGGCAAGGAACTCATGTCCACTACGTTCCCGCTCATGAACCTGAATGGCGAAGCGAAAGTCGTGAATGGTGAACTGAAGTCTGGAGTTATGGGCAAGGGTGCATACGGGTCAGCGTCTAAGGGCGCAATTCACGTAATCTTCAACGATTTCGGGCCCAAGCGCGCCGGACAGTTCATTAACGATGTCCAGAATATTGTCACAAAGTACAATCTGTTCTCTGGATTCTCAGTAGGTCCTTCTGATCTGATTGTGAATACTGAGACTGATAAGTTTATCAAGACCAAGATCGCAGAGTGTAAGCAGAAGATTGCAGACATCATGTCTTCAGTTCATTCGGGTACGTTCCTCAACGCCGATGGTCGCGAAAACGGCGAGGAACTCGAGAACCAGATTATGAAGGTCATTGGAGATACGAACAATACTGTTTCAAAGGAAGTTATGGATAAGCTGGAGAAGGATAACCGGATGTACCAGATGGTTGAATCAGGAGCTAAAGGCAATGCTTTCAACATTGTTCAGATGATGGCTCTGCTGTCCCAGCAGCAAGTAGGTGGTAAGCGTATTCAGTACACGCTTCAGGACCGCACTCTTCCCCACTTCCACAAGTATGACGACGGTCTTGAGTCTCGTGGTTTCGTAGAGTCTAACTTTATTGGCGGTATTCGTCCAGCTGAGTTCTTCTTCCACGCCATGGGTGGCCGCGAAGGTCTTATTGATACAGCTATTAAGACGTCCGATTCAGGGTACATCCAGCGCCGACTGGTAAAAACGATGGAGGATATTCATGTAGAGTATGACGGAACTGTTCGTAACGTCAATGGTGCTATTGTACAGTTCAATTATGGCGGTGACGGAATTGATTCGGTGTGTGTCGAGAAGCAGACGCTCCCACTAGGTCTAATGTCCATGGAACAGATCTTCCGAGACTTCGCGATTTCCGCCGATGATATTTCGGCAGTAGTGAAAGGTGAAGTCAAAGAGTTTCATGATATGGTTGATCGCATCATTGAAGATCGTGATACGCTTGTACGCAATGTGTTTCGATTCCATAAGGAAGAGACGGTGTTTGCACCAGTGCATTTCGAGCGAATGGTCGAGAAGTACAAGAACCCTTACTCTGTCAAGACCGACTTAACGCCAGTATATGTCGTTGACGAACTTGATAAGATGTGCTCTCAGCCATTCGCTCGTCATAACAAGCTGTTCCACATTCTGCTGCGATACCACTTTGCTCCCAAGAAATCAATCATCAGTATGCGTTTGACGAAAGCCATGTTCGATGAGATGTTGAAGGATATTCATTTCCGGTACATTAAGTCCAAGGTTCACCCGGGCGAAATGGTCGGTACACTGGCTGCACAGTCAGTCGGTGAACCAACGACTCAGCTTACACTCAACACATTCCACTCGGCCGGTACGTCAGCTGCGAATGCTACTGGAGGTGTGCCGCGTATTATGGAGCTTCTCAGTGCTTCGCCCAATCCTAAGACTCCGATTGACACGATCTATCTGGACGCTTCAGTAGCTGGATCACAGGATGCGGCCATCGCCAAAAAGCGTGAGATTCAGAAGACGACGCTGCGTGATATCACGAAGTCTGTGCGTATTTACTACGACCCCAACCCACTCTCCGATAACACATACGTACAGGAAGATCGGGATATTCTTCAGTCGTACCAGAAGTTCTCAGTCACTAATGGTCAGCTGTGTACGTCTCCATGGATCATACGTCTAGAGTTTGACGATATGGAAATGGTTGCTCGTAACGTGATTGATATGACGATGATTGCTGCCAAGATCCAGAACAATCGTGTAGTGAAAGCGTTTGAGTGCATTCACTCCGACACGAATGCGCCCGGTAAGTTGGTGATGCGTATCGTGTTTGCTGCCGATGTCGTGAAGAACATTCTGGCACTGCGATTCATTGAAGATAAGTTGCTGGATACTGTATTGAAGGGTATTGAGGGTGTTGGGCTAGTATACCCTCGCGAAGTCAAGGATGAACTTACATACGATGAGAAGACTGGAGGGTATGTTGCAGCTTCCCAGTGGGTACTTGATATTGAAGGCAGGAATCTACTGGACCTTTCAACAGTTCCGAACACTGACCCTCTGCGCTCATTCTCAAACGATATTCATCAGATCAAGGATGTGTTTGGAATTGAAGCAGCGCGAATTGCTCTGATGCGCGAATTCAATACGGCATTCGCTAGTTCATCAATCAATTACCATCATCTGATTACGCTCGTAGACGCAATGACGTACCCTGGGTTCTTCCTGAAAGCTGATCGTGCTGGAATGTCCAAGAATACGGAGAATGGTGTACTGGCCAAGTCATCGTTCGAGGAAACGGCCAAGCATCTGTTCAATGCTGCGCTGACGGGCGAATCGGACAATATGCGCGGAGTTTCGGCCAATATCATGTTTGGACAGAAGCCACCGTGCGGAACTGGGTTCGTGGATATCCTGATTGACGAGACTAAGTTGCCGGAAGGTACGGAAGAAGATCATGCGATCTTCGAAGAGGAACGCCGTACTGTCCACGAGATTCTTGAGAAGGAGTCGGAGAAGGAGAGTTCGATCAGTATGTCTGACCTGAACATGTTCTAAATGAACCTTAAATAAAAACTAAAATTTGGGATTGAACAATCCTATTTTTTAGTTTACGTATACGTCAGTATGAAATGAAAATGGAACCGAAATATGACTCTGTAGTTACAGCCGTCATATCTGCTTTTAAAAGCCGCGCAGATTTTGGGTTTAAGAAGTACGGAACGAATTTGGATCGTAAGGATTTGAAGCCTTTAGATTGGATTCAGCATACTCAAGAAGAACTCATGGACGCTATTCTGTATTTGGAGAAGATGAAGCAGGAGTTTAGTTCGAGTACGCCAGACCGCCCATGCCCGACATGATGCGGAGAATGTTGTAGTTCACGGCGTAGACGCGCACATCCCAGCTGAAATCAATATCAGGGTTGATCGTCACGTTGCCACCCATGCTCATTACGATCGTAGCCGTATCAATGCGCGAGAAGTTGCACGTTCCAGACGGCTGGTGCTCCTCGGGCTTCAGCGCGAACGAGTAGCAGTAGATGCCGGGCTGGTGGACGGGTAAGCTCGTCGACGTCTGAACGGTCGAACCATAACCAGTGTGGTGCTGGAGGGTCTGGACAGAGTTGAAGTAGTCACCGTAGCGCTTATCCATACGATCCTGTCCGTTGATCTGGAGGTGCTGCTCAAACACCGCATCCTGGTCATACGTGAACGGTAGGAGGCGCTTGGCGTTCACCGTTCCACGAACTAGAGAACCAGTGGGATCCAGGTGGCAGTTGGTGTATGCCGTAGGCTGGACAACCCATACCAGCTCCTTGACGGGGTGATTGAACGTCAAGTCAATACGGTTATTGTACGAATCAATACCCTTATCCTCGTTGAACTGCGTCTGCTCGATGAGGTACTCATGCGAGTTCTGGGCCATACGGCGGCGCTCCTCAGTATCAAGGTAGATGTAGTCAATGTACACTGCAGCCTGAACAGGCTGCTTCAGAGACTTGGCAGCCGTAAAGTCACCGGCGATAAACTTCGCGTCGTTCCACTCAATATTGATCTTCACCTCGTGGTACTGCAGGGCAATAAGGGGTAGAGCAGCGCCAGGGTTGCGAGTGTAGAAGAAGTTGAGGGGAACGTAGAGTACATTCGGCAGAGCCTGGTGACCCGAGTTACTCGCTCCACTGATACATGCAGACGTATCCGCATACGTGATCGTTGTTGCCTTCGTTCCTAGCGCCGCCTGGCTTCCAGTTACGCTGGTGTTTCCTGCAGCCGCGGTCGTAGCAACGAATACGCTATCAGAGTACGCCTGAGTAGCATACGACGTATTAGGACCTCCACCGACAATGTTCCACAGCTTCTTGGACGTCGTAAGATCAGACGACAGAGCGTCCCAGAGGTACAGCCACTCACCATACAGGCGATCAATCAGCTGTCCGCCAATATCCAGCTCGACGTACTTGAGGAGATTGTAACCTAGACGTCCCTGGTCGTTGTTGAACGTTCCAACTGGCATCACAACCTCGAGGTACGTTGAGTACAGGAGATCAGCGTGGCGACCGATGATCGCTGAATGCTTGACTCCCCACGCAGCCTGTCCGGTCAGATTGATACGGAACGGCTCCATCGCGAAGTTCGTGTGGCGCTTAAACAGACCCTTCCAGAAGGTAATCTGGGGATTGCCGGAAAGGTATGCGTCCTGAGCGCCGTAGGCAACGAGCTGAAGTAGTCCGCCACCCATTATGTATTTATATGTTCCTTACACTCTTTTTTTCTGGAATCTACTTACGATTCCGACGAGACTGACGACGACGACGTCCACCTTCTGTGGGCTTAATAAGACCATATTCGTCCTTCATAGGGATAGTGACGGGTACTGGAATATCCACATCAGGAGCCGTAATACGTTCATTCGCTCCTCCACGCGCCTTATAAGTCTTTTTGGCAGCTTTCAGAACTGCGCCAAAAGGCTTACCTTTGTTTTTCTTGAGTTTGAGAGTTTTACGAACATGCGCTAACCACTTGTTTGCCATTTATTCTATAGTAAAAGTTTACTTGCGGTGGCGGCGAGTCTTACGCGCCGTCTTGCGACCAGCCTTGCGACGGCGACCCGCAGCAGGGGCAGACGTCTCCATAGGCATCTCCTCCTCAACTGGCTCATCCGCACCACCCTTCTTGCCATACGTCTTCTTCGCCATCTTCAGGACCTGGCCGAACTTCATGCCCTTGTGCGCCTTCATCGTCTTCTTAACATGCGCTAGCCACTTGTTTGCCATTTTTATTTTAACGCAATATTTTATTGAGTTAAACCGTGATGTCGTAGATCGGGGACGTACTCTTCATGGGCTGGAAAGAAACTGACGGGTCGGGGAGTACAGGCTGTTTGTACTGTTGGGGCTTGAGAGCGCGAAGAGGTTCGGGTTTGAGAACTGTGCTGTGTTCCTGGAAGTCGCCGATATACGTTTCCATTGCACTATCAACTGATCCGTAATTCATTAAGTTCCACTGGCATCCGTATGTCAACAGAATCTGGGGGTTCTTGTTGATCAAATCGCCTTCAATATCCGGAACAACCATCGTGATGTTATTGCGGTTATTTTCAATGAGTTCATTACTATCATTCGTTTGGGCTGCCTGAGTATACGTCAAGCGACGTAAGTTGGATGTTCCCCATGACATGTTTACTAATTCGTCCATCAGTGTACCCTTGACTTCAGTTCCTGACACAATGATCATCTTTGACTGTAACTTGCAAATCGGTTCAATAGCTAAATTCTTGCGCTGGTATCCGTACGATACATCGAGTAAATACTGAGGACATGTCGTCTTTAGAGCTTCGGCACAAGCATTCATGACATTCGTGTTGGTCGTATGGAACACTAAACTTAGTACAAACGGGTCAGTGGATACTGGGCAAACAACAGAGTTGAACATATTGTTCGCTAAGCCTACACAACACGCTCCAAACGGTACGGTGTTATACGCATAATCTGTCCCCAATTTCTGATTCTTGAGGCCTACAACTGGACCTCCAGATCCGTCATCGTAAATATCCAATTCAACTAAACGAGGACCAGCTTTCGCTAACATTGGAATGACGGCATCCGTAATGTAATCGTAAATCTTTGCTCCTGGAAACAGGGAGTAAGCAGACGATGCTAAGTAGTAATCACATAACCGGTACTCAGGTGTCGTAGGGCATCCTAAAGGAGCTAGAGCCATAACGGAGTTATAAGCATTAAATGTTGGTTCAGCTGTCGCCTGAGCCTGTACTTCCGAAGGCGTTATAACAAGATATATGACAAACGCAATTGCCATAAGAACTAAAACTGGAATCACCATAACGAGTGCAAACCCGTACGACTCCATTCTCTTATTATTTAGGCGCAGTAATAAACGCCATCGTAACTACGTAAATAATTAACACGACTGCAGCAATTTTTGCTCCAAACACGAACCATTTCACCCAAGGTTCATCCATTTATACCTTAAACAACAAACCACGAAAACCTCTTACGACTTTATCGGGAATACGGTCTTCCATTGATGTTCCTGTCAAACAACATAAGTGAAAGTACAAGCAATACATGCCACATTCCGAATTCTCGTACTGATGCCGAGTTTTGTTATACGTAACTTTCATTGGTTTAGCGTGAATTTTAGTTGCGTCCCATGTTTCCGACCACCGTTTCATTAACTGAACAACTTCCTTCTCTGGTTTTTCGGCATACGAATCGAAGTACGTGATGCGCGGAAACTCTAATTCAGGACGAATATCGCAAAACAGTGCGATCCAATGTTCGCCCGGACCAGTGCTTGTATCCGTATTAAATACGACTCCTATCTGGCGGTAACCTTTATTGTAAATTGACTTGATATCCAATGAACATAATGAACTAACTAAACAAGTACCTAAACTTGATTTCTTACCGAAATCTATAGGCACAGCTCCAACGTAATAGTAATCGGAAAATACTTTTGAGTACTGCCTTTCAATTGCATCAATATCTACTGATGATAACCATTCTTCCGGATTAGATTTCCATGATCCAGGAGCTTTAGGTTTAGACATCAACGAAAGAATGATACACTCGGTAGATTTGTCGCATTTATCCTGCAGTTTCTTCTGAATCTGTTTCCAAACTACTGATGGTTCACCAGCACGAATAGGTTTAGAACCCGAATGTTCTTTGTTGAACACCTTGCGTAGATTTTCTACTTCTTGAGCATCGAAGTACATTGTATTGAAAACGGATAATCTTCTTCTGAACTCAGAACCTGTAAAATGGGTGATCTAAAATCTTGTATCAAGCAGTATCGTGAGATCGACGATGAACTTCGCGAACTAAACAAGCAAGTTTACGAAAAACGTGATGCACGTAAGGTCGTAGAGCTAGAGATCGTTGACATTATTCGAGACCCAAAGTACAATGCCATCAAGAAGATCAAGCTGGAAGAAGATGGATCTACCATCTCATTCAAGCGTCCAAATGAATGGGTAAAGCCTTGGTCAATTTCTCAGAAGGATCTGAAGGAACTTATTACCCAGTACTTTACCAAGGGTGGTCCAGTAAATCCCGACGAAATTGTGAAGTACATTATTGAGACTAAGAAGCAGACGCTTGTAGCTACAGAGTTCAGTTTTACGCGTACCGTTCCAGGTGAGCAGGACGAGTAATGTCTTAGACAACTATGAAAATCAACCTGAAAAGGTTTTTTTCTAAAAACGGACTTACAACACATAAAACAGAATCAAGAATACAACAATATGCAGCAAGTACTGTACAACCCATTCAACTCAAAGAACCGCTTGTTTACCAAACCTGATATTCAAGCGATTCTTTCGAAGCACGGATGCGAGTTTGTAGTGACAAACACTGAACTGTTCCAGAAAGCGATGGTTCATTCGTCGTACGTTAAGAAGACGGAATACACATCGCCAACCGGTGAACCTGCTCAACTCGCTGAAAAGCCGAGGGAATGCTTAGCTCTGTTCGACGAATCGTACGAACGTTTGGAACATTTGGGCGATTCGATTCTTGGTGCATGTGTTTCAACGTACCTTATGAAACGGTACCCCGAAGAAAACGAGGGGTTCATGACAGATCTCAAAAAGGAGATTGTGTGTAACGAAATGCTGGGAGTACTGAGTCAGAAAATTGGACTTGATAAATTCTACATCATTTCACGTCATAATGAAGATGTATGTTCCGGACGAGCTAACTTCAAGAAACTAGGAGATATCCTAGAAGCATTTCTTGGAGCTTTGTGGACCGATTCCGGTAACGATTTCAAGATTCTGTATTCGTTTGTAATTTGTCTGGTTGAAACGTATATTGATATCCCACGAATCCTGATGAACAATCGAAACTTCAAGGAGCAGTTGCAGAAACTGTACCAAGCCAAGTTTCATCATACACCGGGATACGCCGTGATTTCTGCAGCCACGAATCAGTACACTATGGCTGCAGTAGACGAAAGGGGTAACCATTTGGGAATTGGAACGGCTCCAACCAAGAAACAAGCCGAACAATTGGCGGCAAAGGAAGCGATTCTACGGCTTTCGGGGAACTCGGCGAACAAGTAGTTCACGCTGAGTTCCAATAGGAGGAGTATCATCTCCATCCTGATTTCCACCTCCCTCAATTGATCGCAAAGCTTCAGCTACACGCTGAGGCTGATCGGCAAACTGGATAAGAAGCTGAGTCCGAATCTTGTCGCGGCTCAGAGCTGGACGAGATGTACGCACAGACCGAGAGAGACTTCCCTGACCTTCAAGCTTGAAATCATCAACCGAGTTATCACGCATAAACTTCAAAATGTGCTCAGAGTTCTGAGTCTTTTTTTCACGGATCTGTTTGATCTGAAGTTTTAGTGAGCGCTCCTGATCATCAAGAGTTACCCATTCCTTTAGAATCACGCGCACTTGTTCCGTCGAGTCTTCGGACATTTGAGTAAATTACGCCGCCTCGTTGAAAATCGCTTACCACCTTTCTTACGCGAAAGAACAGTAGCAAACTTGGTTTTGGTATCTTCAGGGTTAACTTCGGCGGCTGGTTCGGTTATTGGAGTCTTAACAGCTTCAGTGGCTGTACGCTTAATATCCGACGCCGACGGTATTTTCATCGTTGAAGTATTCGCGATACTACTCACAGTATTCTTGGCATTCTCGACTGCACCCATAAGGCTGCCATACGCCTGTGAAATCGAGGAGGAAATCCGGTCAGCGCGGTTATAGAATTTAGTTCCAACAGTTTCAACTGCTCCGACTCCACGCATCAGAGCAGGTCCAATGACAGGAACCATTCCAGCGGTAGCTTCTAGAGCGGCTGCGAAATCTTTACGCGATGTGCCGATGACAGCAGCTAACCACAGAAACCATAATGAAAACAACCATCCTAGAAAAATACCTACCAACCCTGCTAACGGAAGAGGAATTAGACCAACTAAAGCTGGTGTGAACGTTTGGACATTGGACGCAATGACTGGAAGTGTTGCAGCTGTAACATCCAAAGCCGCACCAATTAGATCTCCGAATAACGGAGTGTGCTCCAACGTATCCAAGATGAATACGAACGGAATGATCATGCGAATAATCGTCTGAACTGATTTCACTGCTCCCTGAACTGCAGCATTTGGAGGCGAAGGCTGAGTAATTCCCGCAGCTACATCAATCCCACTTGAGATAGCAGAATTTAGGATACTGTCTACACGTTCGCCTCCAGTTTGCCCCTTACGAATTTGGCGGTATACGGACTTAGCCTGTTCTGGCGTAAAAAGAGGCTGACCGTCTTTTGTGAACGAACGACGCAAATCTTCCGCTGACTTGTATTTTCCTTTATACAGAGCTTCGTACGCGCTCAACATATTGTCAACGTTATCTGCATCAGACGCACTAACGTGACGCTTAACTATTTTCCCAAACGACGTAGATGGGTGCTTATCATTAAGCTCCCACTGACCCATTAATTATTACCCACGATTTTACAATGGACGACAACTTAGGTGTTGTATCGTGGAACTCTCAATTAGAAAAAGTGATTTCAGATGAAGGCGAACGATCCCTGTGCTTTTCGTGGCTACATGATCGTGCGGAAAAACGGTATTCATCTTTGAGCACATACATTACTCTTCCATCAATTATTATGGCTACATTGTCCGGGTCTGCATCTATAGGGATTGGACAGTTCATTCAAGAACCCCAAATTGGAAACACAATCATTGGCATCACGACATTAACGGTTGCTATTCTGACAACTGTAACCAGTTATTTCGCATGGGCTAAACGATCTGAATCACACCGCATTTCGGCTATTTCGTACAAGAAGCTGTACCGTTTCATTCTGATAGAATTAGCTTTAGCTCGGACAGAACGTATGACGGCTAAAGATATGCTGAAATTAGTACGTGACGATGCGCAAAGGTTAGCTGAAATCAGCCCTCAAATACCTGATCCAATCATTGAAGACTTCAAGAAGAGGTTTGCGGACACTACTCCAGAAGTCACCAAACCAGAAATTACGAATGGGTTAGATCCTATTTATGTGTATCCTTCAGATCTGGATTCGCCATTAATTGGAGGAATGAAAGGAAAAATGTCGGAAATGATGCTTGATCCAATGTACCGAAGCCCACGTCCATCAGTCCTGATTCCAGGAGAATCCGCTATTAATGTTAAACTACCCATTTCAAACCCACTCAAAACTTCCACCGACGATCGCATTCCAGACAGGTCACAAACGTCGTCATCGGTTCGTCCGCTGACCTCGTCTGAAGCTGATAGTAATCGCACTTAGCCTGTTTCTTACAACGCGAACACCAGAGGAAGATTGATGCGTTCTGGTTCTTCGAATACACCTTCTTCTCCATTTCAATAAAGTGTTCAATCGAAGCCTTCCAACGATAAGGACACATATCCACAGCCGTCATTTCCGCAAACGCACGTGGCGTGATTTCGCCAGACTTCAGCTTTGAAATCCAGTTCTCGGAGTTCTTAACGTACCCGTTACGCAAATTTTCATAGATGGAAATTGCGCGACTGCGATACATACTCCAAAACACTTTATTCGTCCAATCTACATCAATACCTTCCTTCAAAGCTTGGTCGCTGATGACATGCAGAACCGATTCTTCTAGAGTCTTGGAAAGATCGGCATCTAGAAGTTCTGTGAAGTTTTCCACGACTTTGTCACGAATCGGACAGTCTACGAACACGTTCTTTGACCTTGTATGAATTGGACGAGAATGAACCAGTTCACGATGGGGTCCTTCCTCCTCCTCTTCCTCCTCTTCGTCTTCATCCTCTTCACCTTCATCCACTGCTTCCGCTTCGCCTTCTTCTTCATTTTCTGCAAATGTCCATTCCTGGTACAGAGCATTGTAATCGGAAGTCTTCAGGTTCTTGTACTCGGAAATATGAACATCGTAGTGGTCCTGATCTTCTGATTCAGTAGCCATAACTACAATGTTACCAGAATACGTCTCCTCATCAAACGGAGAAGGAAGCATATGATTGTTCATCATTTCAGGATTGTCGCATGCGCATGCGAAGATAGAGAGCCACTGAGTTTCATTCAACGGATCCTGAATCTTTCCCTGAAACTGAAATTCAGGAGACTTGAACTTCTTTCGAATCCATTCCAGAACGTCTGGAGTCTTTGCAGGGATCTGAATATCAGAAACCGTACCGTTTGCGGCAATTGAAACGCCGTACGTCATCTTTGAGTGTCTAGAGCTTTGAAGCTGTAAGTTCGTTTTTAAAACGGATTTTCTCTTCTAATAAGTACTTATCTCACCACCATGTCGTACGTTCCGCCCCACCTACGCAATCGTAAGGAGAAACATCCACTGCTGAAGGAAACTAAAGTCGTTGAAGCCGAGTTTCCTGCATTTGTATCAAGTCACAAACCTATGGGCAATAATTTCAAGGGTCCAAGTTTCCTTTCGAAGATCACCGAAGCTCCAAAGGTAATTTCTTCTAAGGAAATATCGATCCCTGTAACCAGGCCAAGGTATTCGCGTTACGACCGAGGAGGATACGATGAATACGATAATGGCGAAGAAGTTGAAGAATTATACCCTACTAATGAAGCACCACCAACTATTGTAAATCCTGAAGATGATGGTTGGCAGACTGTAGAGCGCAAGATTCGTGTAAAGCGCGACAAGGTTCAGGAAGCCCTGGACAATGATGACGCTCCTATTGAAGAAGAAGAAGGTGAGTCGGCATGGGACGAGCAGCCTGAGGAGTATGAAACGTATTGGGACGAAAGGCGTCAGTGATTATGTTAGAGTAAGCTACGGGTTCCAATAGACTTAGTTAATGAAGTTGTCGGTGTAGAAGCCGCTACACTTTTTAGGTCTATGTTTGGTAAGGAAATGTTAGATACACCGCTTGAAACACTGCCTCGTAACCACTGTGCTAACCCACGAGCTTTATCGTTCAGGGTAAGTAGAGCCGCAACCTGATCGTTATAGGCGTACGCGGCATAAATTGCCAGACCCATAGATATTACCATGAGAAACACATTGATTAACGAAAACCAGCCGTTCGCTGCCGCCTGAGTACGTGACCAATTGGAAATAGCCCCCAGCAATCCGCTACTATTACGCTCATTTGTTTGAGCTCCGGACACGTTCGCCTGAGTTACTGGTTTCACAAACTTACTACCCTTTTTCTTATCGTCATCAGCTTTGTTTGAGCGAATACGCATGTAAATCTTGCCGTCATTAGGCATTTGAGGACCGGGTAACTGCTGACCGTTATTGAAATATACTTGGCGACTACCTAGTGGCTGAACAGCTACGGCTGTGGGCTTCGTGTTTTTCACTAGGAGCGCAAACGCATTCGAGTCAATATTGATCATTGATCCGAATACAACGACTGAAGCTGGGCGACAATCAAAATTAGTTCCTTGGTACGAGTAAAATGTAGCGTTCGGTGGAACCATCATACTTAACGACCAGTTGTTTAGAGTGACTTTAGTACTACCTACATTGGGGTTGCCATACGGAATAAACGTGTTCAAAAAATGACTGGCTTGGGTTTCCGCAGGATTCACGCGAATCAGCGATGAAACATCAAGAAACTTTCCAGTAGGACTTGTGAAATGTGCTATCACTTCAGCGTCAGCCTGAATGTTTTCAATTGTGTGGCGGCTTGGATGAGTCACAATTATCAAATTACACGTATACCCTTCCCCATTGAATTTGCAAGTACCTAAGTTTGTCCCACTGAATAAAATCATCCCATTCTCATTAATTATTACAACTCCATCCGTCGCATATGCGTCGTCCATCACAAGATCGCACAGACTGTCACAAGGCTGAGCCGATGACTGTGACAAATTAATTGGGCTCGGATTTTGAGCTTTAGAGCAGTCGCCCATTTGTAGTTTGGCGTTATTTTGTATCTTGGGAATAATCAATGGACCCAGCCGCTGCTGCAATCATAGGTGTTCAAGTTGCACTTCTAGTTGGACTTGGTATTTACGGAGGAGTTGCGGCATCCAAAAATGCCCCTGCAGGAGAATACAACGCTATATTCTGGTGGAATATTGCGAGAACAGTTGTCGTGTTCCTTCCTATGGCACTAGCTTGGTTCGGACTTTTTTGCGGAATGTTCTTACAAGCTATTGATCTTATTATTCCAGTACTTGTGGGAGTAGCAGCTGTAGGACTGAACTTCGCGATAGATTTTGGAGTGTCTTCCGGCAGTTTCAGCGTCTTCTTTTCGTACCTGTTTTTCCCATTCATTTGGCTTCTGCGCCGAATAGGATTGATGAAGTGAAAATAAAAGGCAGATTAGATTAATGGCAGCAACAACTCCCGTAATTCCTTACGAGGGCATTTGCGATTTACCTATAGGTGGACTCGGGTACTCTATTAAAACCCGTCTATTTCCTTCAGTGATCGTGTTTACGATGGCTGTAGGATGGTACTATCTCAATGGGCTTTTCTTCAAAGGAGGTGCGACAGCTCTTTACGCTCTTGTTCCTTTCTTTTTCGTGGTCTTGTTAGCTGGTGCTCAGTCATACGTAATCATGAAACAGCCTCAGTGTCCTCCAGTACCATGGTGGGGAATCCTTGGAGCTTGGGTAATTGGAATCGCATGTGGAACGATAGGATTCTGGTCAGCTTGGGCAGCGACAGGAAAACAGTTTGGTGCAGGTGGTATAACTCCCGTCATTACAACACGCCAGTCGTTTACCACAGAACACTTCAATGACACAACAAACTCGTTCATTTTTAGCGATAAGCCTACTGCAAATATTGGCGTTGGGACGTCAGTGACAGACATTCTCTCATCTTCATCGGGTGGCGAAAAGTGCACAGCTCCAACCGCAAACACTGACCAAACATTCGTGGTAGATTTATACAAAAACGGCAAGTTAGTTACCCAAGCTATTGCTGAGTAATTGCGCGCATAGCATTACGAAGAATACGATGGTACCCGATCATCTGGGTACCACTGTGACGTTCAGTTCCAATTAAAGAACCATCGGCCCGTGTCACTACCACTACGACAGTAGGAACAACTTGTACTTTAAGCTGGGCAGCATACCCAGCAACATCCTGATGCGTATCTACACTCACCCACTTCACTTCCGGAAACTCGGTACGAAGTAGTTGAAGCGCCGGTTTAATCACCTGGCAAGGTCCACACGTCTTTGACCAGAAGTGATATACTGTCACAACGTTACTCATTCTTCTTTGGTTATTGTAGTTCCCTCTGAGATTAAATGATTAGCAGTGACGAGGCGGTACTGTGTCGTACGATGAAGTTTCTGCTTTACCAGCTCAAACCCCTTCTTTTTCAGAGTCTTAGATAGAGCTGATACTAGAGCAGCATCTACCGTGGCTTGATCCATCATATCCAAATTCTCACGACACCATGTATGCACAGCACTATCTGAGATTGGAGGTCCCATGAGAGTAAGTGGGAGACCTACAATCGCGACTTGAGTGTTCGTTGTAATTACCTTAACTCCGGCATCAGGGTTCAAGACTTTCGTTGCCATTCTGTCCACGATCGCATTGTTCACGCTATTATAATCAGAACCACCAGTATGTGCGTCCACATGGATAATCGTGAACGAATTGAACTTTGATAGACGAGTAGATGTATCCTCAATTATGTCGCGATGGCACACATCCTTATTGGTTGACGTCTTCCAGTTCTTGGAGATCCATGAAGGAAGCCATTTCGTTAAACAGTTCTTTGAATACTCGGAATCTGACATTATCTGAATATCTACGTCGTACGGGAAGTTCTTCTCGATGATTTTGACTGCTTGGGAAATTGCCATCAATTCTCCACGCTGATTGGTCTGTTGTTGATCAGCAGGAACAACTTGAGCATCTGAAAAGTCTTTATGATCAGGGAACCATACGGCCCAGGCAGCCCGAGCACCTTTCTTACCATTATTCTCACAACCTCCGTCAGTAAAGACTACGACCTTCATGTTAGTTTATTATAGGATGGTGTACGAAAGCCGGAATCCGTTTTGTGATACATCGACTGTGGATAGCAGGTTGAATCAATGTCGGATCTTCGACATGAAACCATACGCGACACCTAAACGATCGTTGTTCCAAAGAACGACGTAGCATTTGTTGGCAAGAATATGTTAGGAACTCGGCATGCCAGATCATTAAGATTCTGACTCTTGTAGCTTGTTTGGCCGGAATTTGGGATATCCAGTTATCAAACCATGGCGAAAACGATTCTGCCGAATTGATTTCTGCAGCATCTACTTCTGAAAACTCACACTGGTGTCCGTACTTTTCCTTGTACGCAGACCAAAGCTTTAGTGTTTCCACATCATTCAAAGGCTCAAATAAAAAGTAATGTGGTGGGGGAAACACCAACATCTCCATTAAGGTTCATGTTGACTCCTGTTTAGATTACTCTGCCTTAGGAGCAGCCAGAATCTTCTTAATGGGAATTTCGGTGGAGACAATGTACAGACTGTTCTCCGTCATGACAATGTAGCACGTCTCGCACTTGAATACAGACTGAATCGTGGACGTGTACTCTGAATCCGACTTAACTAAAAACTTCTCAGTCTCACGAACGCCAATGCAGCACTTCTTGTCTACGCTATCCTGGTAATAATCTAGGTAAATCGGGCGATCCTCGGTAATGCTCACCTGCGCTGCGCGAAGCAGAACACTGGCTGGAGGCACGGACATTTATTTAATCAACGCCTTTGAACTTGAATCTACTGAACGCATTTGAGTGCATCTTCAATCTTGAATCGCGAACGCATGTTCAAACTAGGTAGTTCAGGACGAGGAATATCCAGAACCGACTGAATGAATGTCTTCATGAGTATCCTCAGATCTTTCGCGGAGCTGGGAAGAATCTTAGCCGTTTCAAACATGAAATCAACATACTGCGTCGTATTTTCCTCAGACTGTTCAGTCTTTGGCTGCTGTGCCATTCCAGTCAAATCCGATGAGACATGGGTCATACATTCTCCAACAGTCTTCTCGTCGACGAGATCACGTACAAACAACTGGGTCACAAACTTGGCATACCCTCGTCGCTTATCTTTGAGCTTCATCCATTCTACGACCTTATCCGCAAACCCTGCCTCTTCAGACGAAGGGTACGTAAGAGTCTCGGTCATATTATAAAGTTTCGGAAACATCGCAGTTTGAACCAGTAAATCTTCACGAATATCAGGGATTTCAGTGACAAGTTTCTTAGCACAGTCTGCCATGAGAACCGCATACCCTGACTGCGAAATCGCCATATCGAATAACAGAGTCGTAACTCGGAGTCGAAAGATCTCGTCGCGCTTCTTGATGTTTGTAACGATCTTCTCAGACATCTTGTCAAGAGTTCGTGGAGCGATCTTGTTCAGAGACCCAAATACTTCATCGTACTCCGGGTCGTCGCGTTCCTTGACACGTCGTACAGCTTCAACAAGAGCGTTCTCACGCCAGTTCTCAACCGGCTTAGGACGATACGGGGCTTTTACGGGCGGACGGTAAGGCTTGAAGGCTACGGGCGTAATACGCAGCTTAGCAATGTTATCCTGCACGATCTTGGGCAGAGACAGCTTCTCTGCAAAACGAACCCCGTACACTTGTGCGACGGTAAGGCTCATTGTATACTATAAGATAGTTTGGGACTACGAAAAACGAATCCATTTTAAAGAATCAGTATAAAGAGTATAAAATGGGGTCAGTTATAGAGACCACAAAACTCCAGTATTCCTGGATTTTGTGGTATCATGATCCCAACAACAAGGATTATTCCTTGGAGAGTTATGTCAAGATCGTGGACGTTTCAACGCCCCAGCAGTTCTGGTCAGTCGTTGATATAATTTCCAAGGAAGCTTGGGAGTCTGGGATGTTCTTCTTTATGCGCCGAGGATTCAAGCCTCTGTGGGACGTTCCAGAAAATGAAGCTGGAGGAGCATGGTCAAAGAAGATAGAGGATAAGACTGTTCATTCAACGTTCATTAATTTGATGGTTCACTGCATCACAAATGAACTTATGGTCCATCGCAAGGAAACTCTTGTTGGAATCGCAATTTCTCCGAAAGGTCCGTTCTCAATCGTAAAGATCTGGAATACCACAACCACCGTATCAGAGAACTCGTTTCTGAATCCAGCAATTGAAAATTTCAAGATCGGCGACGATGTTACGTACACTCCTCATAAAGCAAGACCGAAGTAAGAGTAATGGATGCAGTCGAAAAAGCAGAAAAGTATTTGCGAGAACTCGTAACCTTTTTGTATTCTTGGTTATCTACGGACGGAGAAGTTCTGGGGTACATTTTGGGAGTGTGTCATTTTGTGATCAGTATGACGATTTCGGTTATGGTGTTAGCAGCACATACGGTTTATCCTGTCCTGTGGTTCCAAATCTTGGTGTTTGGCCTTCTACTTATCATCTGGATGCAACACGTGTTTTTTAAAGTGTGTATTTCCATTGTGGCCGAACAGAAGTTAACGAATAACGAGCCGCCATTCTTTCAGATCATTCGTGATATTCTGCACATCCAACCTACAGAATTTGTCAACTATTTCTTGGTTGCTGAAACCGTTTGGGTCGGGTGTTTTAGTCTGGAACTTTTATCGAAATTGTCGGTATTCTTGTACGAGTATTATGACGTAAAGTTATAATGCGGGATCTGTTCACAGATTCATGGAATTCGTTCTGGCATGTCTTTTTCGGATTCTTAGGATCTTTTTATCTACCCGTTTTGATCATATTTATCCTGTATCAACTTGCAGACCCATTTGAGACTAATATGCAAATTGATATTTTTGAAGGAATGATTGGGTATTTAGCTGGAATGTTTTTACGTCGAGCATGGCATCAGACATAAATTGATAGTTCCCAGATTAGCAACAACGTAACGAATTAGCATGAACCAATCGTTCTTCATCTGGATCTCGAGATTGTTGCACAGATTCGTGCACTTCGTAAACAGTACGAGATGGGGCAGCGAAAAATTGCCCGTCACAATTTCAGCGGTATCCTTCTTCTTAATACTAAACTCGTTCTCCGAGTCGCCCATTACGGTCGTTCGGGAAGCGAAGTGGCCCTTGCATCCGAACGTGAGTGACGAAGCTACGTTCTTGATTTCGACCGTCTTAGCTCCCAGCAGAGTCATATCGCGGCAGATCTTCTGGAAATCCAGCGATGGCATCGTGAAATGCGCCGAGAATTCGGTTTCAGGAAGCTGGATATCCGGCTCATCGCGGTCGAGTAGGTTGAGCTTGTACCGCGTCACCTGCTTCTTCTCACCATCCTCCAGCAGAATGCCCAGCGTATTAGGATCAGACTGATCAACGTAAAAGGTTACCGTATCATCGTTCGTAGCCGTACGCAGAATGCGGTAAAGATGGTCAGTGTTAATACCGATCACGAACTTTCCCTGATTATGGTTGTACGCGAACTTCTCAAACTTGTCGGCGTACAGACGCAGATGAACTAGAACAGTGCGGGTATTGTCCATCGCAACCATCCGAATACCTTCCTTGTCAAAAATGAGCGACATCTCAACCAGGATACATTTCAGAGCTTCCGTCAGTGTGCGAACAGCGCCTGTCTGGACAGTCTTCGCTTCAACGATAAACTCTGGCATTTTTATACTTTTTAAGTCGGTGCGTTTAAAATGGTTATTATGGTCCATCCAGGATTCGAACCTGGGTTTCGGGATTCAGAGTCCCGCGTACTAACCAACTATACGAATAGACCAATGTTAGTAAGATCTAATCCTTAAAATGGTTTAATTGCCTGTGGTGGTGTATCCGTTCTTAGAATTCCAACCTGAAGGTGGCTGAGAAACGTTCCACGCAGCCGGAGTCTCGGGCATATTTGCAGCCGAACCTACCATTCCTGAAACCGGTGCGGCCGTACACGTCAGACTGTACGTCGGTGCACCTGGAGTTGTGGTAGAGACAGGAGTCGCTGGAGCAGGAACTGATGGAGTCATTGACGCTCCACCCGCAGTTCCTGTCGGACCTGGAGGCATAGGACCTGAAGAAGGTGGTGCGCCAGTAGGACCTGGAGGCATAGATGATGAATCAGGTGCAGGTGGTGAAACTGGGGGAGGAGTAGATCCTATGACAGGAGGAAGAACTGGGGGAGGAGTATCCAGTCCTTCACGAGTACCGACTAAAAAGTACAGAGCTGCGGCAATTAAAACTACAAGGCATCCAATATGCCAAGTCTTGACCTTCATTATTTATTCCTCACCTTTCTTTTTGTCGTCATCAGAGCTGCTGTCATACCCACCAGCCATTGCCATAGCTCCCCCACGCGCACTACGCTTAACACTCACAATACGTCCATGCTTGTTCTTCTTGAGATCCTTTCGCGTAAGACCTCCCTTCGTCTTTTCAGCCGTTCCGTTCCACACTTTACGACGCGATCCGATCTTTGAAGAACGCTGAGTCTTACGACGAGAACCAGCAGCAAGTGTAGCGTCCATTTATTTACTTAATACCCCACCGAATCTTTTTTGGAAGAACTGAAAGAGTCCAAAAAGAACTGTTTCTCCGTATTTCGGTTTGTATTTCTTGAGGATAGTAAGATACAAACAACTTCGAAAAGTCGTATTTTATATCGATCATTTCGTCGTACTTTTTCTCAAGGTATTCCGTCGTGATTTCTGAATAATCAGTCGTGTACAGAATCGGGCAGTTTCCATACACTTCCCGTATATGCTCACTGTGTTCTACCACCGGAATACATCCAGCCATAAGAGCTTCGTAATGACGATGACAGTCCACACCGTTACCTTCCGGACTTATTACGAATTTATAGTTTGGAAGTTGGGTAAAGTACTCGGAAGGCGATAGAACCATATTCTGTATTCCATTGGATGATAACGTACGCACAATACTCGTCCTATTCTGACCTTTATTGCGTCTAACCGTATCTGTAGTCTCACGAAGTCCGCAAAACACTAAATCAGTATGTTGTCCTAATTGAGTTTCCAAATCTAGAAACTTCATATATTGAAAACACATTCCTATCGGAAACTTTTGAGGAGAATCAGATCCATCAATAGCCGATGCATTAATAATCAAATTGGGTTTATGTTTAGGATTTCTCTGCCATTCACGCAACGTGAACATTATTCTTTAATTCACAATTGAAGTTCAGTCTTGAAACTCAATTGTGTTTTTATTGTTTGAAAAATTACGGTTACTAATACGCCACCACAACAAGGTGCGTAAACGTTTAGTTGCTGTACGCGAGGCCACCCATGCCGGACATGACGCGGAGGACGTTGTAGTTGAGCGCGTAGACGCGGACCTGGGCCGTGCGGGTACCCGTGACCGTGTTGAGCGAGACCGTGAGCTGGAGCGTGGCCTTGTCGATGCGCGAGAAGTTGCACGTGCCGCTGGGCTGGTGCTCCTCGGGGCGCAGGGCGAACGAGTACACGTTGATGCCCGTGGACGGGGAGCGGCTGTGGTGCTGGTAAGGCTGCACCTTGTCGAAGTAGGCGCCCTCACGCTCCGTGAAGCGGTCCTGGCCGTTGAGCTGGAGCTTGGCAACCTCCACGGGGTTCTTGCCCTCGCAGCGCACGTTGGAGGCAAGGATGACCTTCGCGAGGAGGTAGTTGACGCCCGAGTCGAACTCGGCAACACCGGCGAGGTCGAACGTATCGGCACCGACCAGCGTCGAGCCCTCCGTGGCACCCTGGCCCAGTACAGACGTCGCGAGCTGAGCCGACGCCGTGTAAGAGGCCTGAGCAGCGACCGACGCACCAGACGCCTGGGCGAGGAGCGACGTGATCATGCCATCCGTCGAGAAGTCGTCGGAGTAGTTGAAGGGCTGGGCACCGCCAACCGACGCGAGCCACGTGGCCGTCGAGCAGTCAACGAACGAGTCGCGCTGGACGACCCACTGGAGCTCCTTGACGGGGTGGTTAAAGTTCAGCTGGACCTTGTTGGACGACGACGTGATCGACTCAGCACCCGTGTACTGCACCTGCTCAATGAGGTACTCGTGGGACTGCTGGGCGAAGCGGCGGCGCTCCTCCGTGTCGAGGTAGACGTAGTCGACGTAGATCGAGGCGGCAGCCAGCGACTGGGCCGCACCCGGGCCGCTCGTGGATGGCGCACCAACCGAGGCCTCAGCGTAGATGCAGTTCTGCCACGTCTCGAAGTCGACGTTGATGCGCACCTCGTGGTACTGGAGCGCAATGAGCGGGATCGCCACACCAGGGTTGCGGCAGAACCAGAACTGGAGGGGGATGTACAGCGTCTTGGCGGGCGTACCTGAGCGGGGTACGCAAGAGATCGTCGTCTCGGACGCCGAGCACGTCTGGTCCTGCGGGAGGCCCGTGCCGCGCTTCATTAGGACTAGGTCGTGCGTGTTGCCCAGCATGGAGTCGAGTACGGCGATGTTACCGGCATCCGTCGACAGCTGCGTCCAGATCTGCATCCAGTCGCCGTACTGGCGGTCAATGCGCTGACCACCGATCTCCAGCTCGACCTGGTTGATCAGGCGGTGGCCGATGTAGTTGAGCCAGCGGAAGCCCTGGGTGCCCGTCAGGTCAATCTGGGGGAGTACTACCTGGATGTACGTCTTGTACATCAGGTCGGCGTTACGGTTGATGACAGCCGTTACGCGCTTGTTGAAGTCCGCCTGGCCGTTGAAGGTAACCTCAATGGACTCCACGGCGAAGTTCGTGTGGCGCTTGTACAGAATCTTCCAGAACGTAATCTGGGGGTTACCTGAGATATAAATATCCTGAGCTCCGTACGATACCAATTGCATCAACCCACCACCCATAGTATTGTTATGTCATATCTCAAGAAAAAAAAATGAAGTTGAAAAATTCACGAGGGGGCGACAAAATAATAATTAGGTATATGGTATCATTATGAGTGGTCGGGTAACTTACTTATGACCTCATTTCGTTTCGCAATAGCGTCTTCTAATTTGGTGTGATGGGACCGATGGTTGAGGATGGAACCACGTTTAATCCTTACGGAATATACATTCCTTTGCTTTGTTATATACTTTTCTCCAGTTGTAATATTCCGTTTAAAGTTGACTACGTCTACATCAAGGAATTTCCATTTAAATCCACCTGCGTGTTTCTTTACTCCGTGACATACCGACGAAATTACGGATGGTTGTGCACCTGTCTTATCGGCGGCATCTTGAATACTTTCAAACTCTTCAAGTAACGTATCGTAATCGTCATATTTTCCAATACGCTGTTTTCGTCCTTTTAAGAAAACTTTAGGGGGTTTTACAACCTTCTTTCTTTGTTCAGCACGTCCTTTTACCAATGCATCTATAACTGTCTTACTCTGTACGAAACCCGCATCTTTCTTTTCTTTCCAAATCTGCTTCATTCTTTCGCTTATAGCAGTTCGCTGATCAGTAGAAACAGTTTTATCAAAGTTATGATTTTTATCACCGAGTTGTCTTTCCGACCGAGCTTTCTTCATTTCATCAGTGTAGACGATTGTGCTTGGAACACCCTTCTTCTTTTCACTAATAAGTTTTTTAGTGTCTTCATTCTGTCTTGAATTCTTTCCACCTTCTTTTAAATTGTATCCAAATGGATACAATGTCTTGAACTTCTTGATATAAAATTCTTCCAAATCGTTACACGCCTCGTCAAAACATATACATACAATCTCAAACTTAAAGTGTTCAATACCGTGTTTTACATAAGCGTTTAATAGACATCTTCCCAACATAGTTTTACATTTCCGCTTATGTTGATTCCATCTTGTATGGACATCTGGATGTAAAGTTTGCCCAACGTACTGTTTTCCGTTGAGATTGTTCGTGATGCGATAAATATATCCCATTATTTATACTCCGAATACCATCCTGTACTTTATAATTCCATTTTCTAACATAAATGAACGTCCTACTCTGGCCGACCGCGAACCCCATTTTAAACACGTTCCTCCGTTCAATCGTCATCATTTTAGGGATGATATTTGGTCTGGGCCAAACATTGTATTCGGCATACTGGGGAGCGGTTGTACATGATGCCATTTCGTTATGGCTCATTCGGGATCTCGTTTGAACCACCGAATGTGCCTCCTGCGTGAATCGAACACGCGACCTCCCGCTTACTAGTCAGTAACTACAAGGCGGGTGCACTACCACTATGCTAAAGAGGCTATGAAGTGAAATTCACTTCGAATATACTTTGCGAAATAAAGGTTCAATACTTAATAGCATTGTTTGTCTCCACTCATTAAACATCTCATCTGTGACTCTTGGAATCAGATCAACCACATCTCTTGGGAGATTCTCCGTAAAGTGTACTGGCGTACTTGTAGGAAAAATACTTATAGCGTGATCCACATATTGCGGCAAATGTTTGGAGCATAGGCTACCGTCTACTTCAGACCTGGTATATTCTGGTATGTTTAACACACGAACAAATCTGCTTAATGTTCCGATATGATAATCAAAATAATCAATATTATTCGGAAGCGTAGACGAATGATCATTTGTCTGAATTTCAATTGACCCATTCGGTAAAAAAGGAGTATTCCCTCTAACTGTTCCTACCCCGCAAACCAAAATACTTATTGTATTGAGCATCTCTAACTGTTCTTTAAACGTGTGATTTGCCCAATCCACTATTTTGAATGTACATTTATCTTCATACTTTTCAGATAACGTTTTGAAAACTTCGTCTATATTTTTATACGGCCTCTTATTTGTTGCATAAACAATGTTTATAGTTGAGTTTTGTAAATGCAAATTTCTGGGTATGTTGTACCGGTTGTATACCCGTTTTACAAACGTTTCAACCGGATCAGTTTTATGCTCTTTATAAGACCGCATAACACAAAACGTCCTATCAGTACAATTTATTCCGATATTTGAACAACCAACGATTAAGAATGGTATTTTTATAGGATTTTTGTATATTTCGGATAGTTTAATACGTGTCGTAATTTTATTACCTGAAAAGGTTTCTAGAATATCCAGATGCCAACCTGGACTATACTTAGAATAAAAATCATCTGTTGCCATCCATTGAAAGGTATCGTTCCACGTATCTTCATTATTATAAAATAATCCGTACCATGTAGGATACATACAATCCCATAACAAATGTGCCATATTTGAATGGAACCCTTCTGTAAAAATTATTCCGTGCGGATATTCTTGGATGTTGGACAATAAATCTGGAGGTATTAATCCAATATCAAGTGGGCTGTACGGTTTATTTAGTCTATTATGTAAGCTTACTTCTTTAATATCTTCCTTTTTTACATAAAAGTTACCATTCATGAATATAACATCTCTGTAATATGATGTCATTACGATGTATTATTCGTAATAAACTAATTGCCTGTAGATCCAAATCCGCCACTGCCCCGATTATCCGGAGCAGCAGGAAGATCGCCAAGTGAATCCACTAGAATAATTCGATCGTATGGTAGCCAATTATGCTGAACGATCTGGAATAGTCGGCGTCCTTCAGGAACATGATAAGTTTTGATGGTCGTGTCAAAACAGTCTACACGCGCAATCAGTTCGCCACGGTACCCGGCATCTGCAAGTCCAATCTGATTTGACATCCGAAGAGGGGTTAGAGACGTAGATGATCGAGCCAGAAGAAGATACGGAGCCGGATTCCCCTGAGCATCCAATGCTGCAGCTACTACTCCAGTCTTCATTTCCAGCCCCAGATTGTGTGGAGATGGTGCAATCTCCAGGATCTTATCCTGCGAAATTAGATCTACGCCGGAATCCGTTGGACGACGAGTATAATTGACGTGATTACGCTGGAGTTCGCGATGGTTCGGGTCAATCACGTAAAGGTACAGGCTCATTATGATATTAATACATGTCTCCTATGAAAGCCTTTATCGGTAAGAAAGAGATCACTGCAGCCTCCATCGCAAAGATTTGCGCCGAAACATTGAGGGCCATTTCTTGCAATGACATTCGTCCGATCATGTAGTACCCCAACGCTCCCAAAGGATTAAACGTTCCCGTCGACATTTCACCTGCAACAGTATACACTGCAAAGTACACAATAGCCATGATTGCAGGGTTTGTGTCGGTAAGAAGAAGAGCGTATACGATAATTAATGTACCCACAAACTCTACGAGGTACTGCATTACATTAAACGTCTACAATAGTTGTACCGGGAAAACTGTACTTGTTTAGACCATTTTCATTCCAGTTTGATGGAATAAAAATTTGTCTATTCGGATTCAAGTATGCCCCCCACCATGAAAATGTTGAGTTTGAAATTATACAACCCTTACACTGCGACATAATGTAAAGCGTATCCTCTTCGTTTTCCATAATACACTCAAAAGGTATCTGCAAAACTTTCTGAGCGTACTGAATATCATTCGTAAATACAACAATCTTACTATTGATCATGGATAGACATTTCTTGTAATAATTAGTTAGATCTACAAACCCGACCCAAGTAAGATAGTCACCTCCTCGTACGTGTACAAATACACGTTCTGAAATGCCCGGATACTTCTTCAGTATATCTGTATTAAACGTTAATCGATTCACAAACTGTTCACGAATCGGTTCAATATTTTTCCAGTCCTGATAGAATCCAGTTAGTTCAGCATTATCGGGCAAAGGATCTCCTAGTTTAGGATCAAGAACAGGAATTGTAGGAGTTTCATTTTTCAGATAGAACTGATTCCAATTTTTTAAAATAGTAGAAAAGTAGTTTGTTCGCGAATGTGGATTATAACACGATGTCGTATTCTTTAAATAAAAACGGCGGCCCAACTTTTTTGCATATGATTCTCCAGCTGCTAAAATAAAAAGCTGGTTTCCCAGCCCAATCCAATCTCCGCTCCAAACTGTTAACATTAATCTTGTAAGGTTACGGTATCTAAACTACTCAAATACCATTCGGGGTACAATATGCATTGCTTCCAACTCCTGTGACCATAGCTTGACTGCATAAGGAATCGTCTTCATTTCGAAGTGAGTTTTCATTCCGCAGTTTCCGCAATGGTACACATTTTCAAGAGGATTCACGACCGCCAAAGTTCCACACGTCTTACAGAACCCTGTCCTGAAAGGATCGCTCACATCCATCAAGCGTTCCTTGGTGAATACTGACAAGCCGTGTGAAATCATACAATCGCGCTCCATCTCGCCGACACGCAGACCGCCATCGCGAGACCTGCCCTCACACGGCTGACGCGTCAGTGACACAATCGGACCGCGAGAACGCGAATGCTTCTTGTCCACCACCATGTGCTTGAGGCGCTGGTAGAACGTAGGACCAATAAAGATCTCGCTCTCCATCATTTCTCCCGTCTGACCATTGTACATGATCTCGTTGCCATAAGGGTGCATACCTAGAGCCAGTAGATGTTCCTTTAGAGTTCCCATCTTCAAATGCGAATAAGGCGTACCGTCTCCCAGCGTACCTTTCTCGGCACAGATCTTGCCATGCATGGTTTCCATAAGCTGAGCAATGGTCATTCGTGACGGTACAGCATGAGGGTTCATGATGATGTCGGGGCGCAGACCGGAAGCAGTATAAGGCATATCCTCCTCATTCAGAATGATGCCACACGTTCCCTTCTGTCCGTGGCGGGACGAAACCTTATCACCAACTTCAGGAACACGTTCCGAAACCACACGGACTTTGACGAAAGGGTACCCGTCCGAATTCTTCTCATTCCAAACTCCGTCGACACGACAAGTCTCGGAATTACGGTGAATCGTTGATGAATCGCGGAAAGCGTACCCATTCGGGTCAGCCTTGAGGCTCGTGACCTTTCCAATCACAACATCGTTCTCCTTGATGTAGGAATGAAGAGCCGGTGCGCCATTATCCTGGATTGCATGGTAAGCAGACGTCTTAAATCCGCGCGTGTTTTCGCGCCGAGGCTTAGCGAACTTCTCTTCCTTTCCTGACGATACATTACGATGTTCCTCATCCTTATAAATCGTGTAGTACAGCGTCCGGAACATTCCACGATCAATTGCTGCTCGGTTCATAATCACTGAATCTTCCTGATTGTACCCTGAATAAATCCCAATAGCGACAATCACATTATCTCCGCTCGGCATCTCGTGCGTATTCAGGACATTCATCATTCGCGTTTCCACGAACGGGCGCATAGGTGAACACAGAATGTATCCATTCTTATCGAGTCGCTTGGCGTAGTTCCGGGCAAAGATGCCCATGGACTGTTTGCCCATAGCCGATTGGTAAGTATTACGTGGCGACTGGTTATGATCGCTGAACGGAATACTAGAAGCCATATGTCCCAGAATCAGTGTAGGATGAATCTCACAGTGCGTGTGAGACTTTGAAACATCCTTGTGGAACATTGCGACCCGAATGACTTCTGTCTCGGCCGAATCGATGTATTCTACACACGTCCTCACCCAATCGTTCCACTCGTCTGACCGTTCTGGAGGCGGAAGCATCTTGCCGTTCTCTACACGAAACAGCGGTCGCACAAATCGACCTCCGTCAGTTTCTACATTCAGGATATTGTGGTTGATGTTCCACGATACACCCGTATGCGGATGAATCTTGAATGATCGCTTTGCCTTACGCAGTTCGGTGTGTAGAAGTTCCGGGTTCTTAGTGTATCCTAGAATCACGCCATTCAGAATAACCATTGTACCATCATACTTCCGAATCTCACGGATCCATTCTACTGGCTGATTCTTGAGAAACGTCAGAACGATTGTAGCCGGACTGTGCTGCGTCACCGAGGTTAGCATGGACATAGACTTCACAATACCTACTGAATGACCCTCAGGAGTCTCTACTGGACAAACATAACCCCAGGATGTACCGTGAAGCTTACGAGGAGCCAGAAGCTTACCCGACTTCTCAACTGGTGTTTGAATACGACGAACATGGCTCAGTGTGGCAGAGTACGAGAGACGATTCAGAACTTGAGACACGCCCATCTTCGTAGCCGTTGAGACCGTAGATGTACCTAGTCCCTGAACTGTAAAGTTACCAGTTGCCAGTGCCTGTTTGAGCTTCCCTTCAATAGTTGACACCTTCAGGATCTTGTACAGATTATTGATGTTCAGAACTTCAAGCGGCCGCGGCGTTTCGCGCTTCTTCCACGTATCATTATTGACTTCATGAACGAACTTCGACCGAATATCCTTGCAGACCTTCTGGAACAGCTGACGGAATAGATGGGTTAGAAGTGCACCAGTAGATACGACACGCTTATTCGGGTAAGCGTCGCGATCATCAACCTTCAGCCGTCCCGAACTTGTCATCATCAGCTTACGCACGATCCAGCCAGTAAGAATCATCTTACGAGCTTCTAGCACTTGGAGCGGAGACGTATCCCCACCAAATCGGACATGTGGAAGGTACTCGGTTTCGAGTAGTGTGCGGACATACGCCTTCTTATCTTCCTGCGTCGTACCGTACTGGAGATGGTGAGTAAGGTACTCAACTGCATCGTCGCGAGTAAACACCTTAATGTCTGCACATTCGCGAAACGAAGCCGCCAACGTTCCGATCTGGCGTTCGTCGCCATTCGGATAAATAACATCGGCAATATCCTGATCCTTTTCTACACCAAACGCACGGAACATTACGCATAGCGGAATATCCTCGCGGAATCGGGGAACACACATTGTGAGTGGGTATCCGTACCCGTTAAACTTAGCAGAAATCCGGACTTCCAGCTTCTTGGGAGGAGTCGTGAACGATTCGTGCAGCGACTTCATTTCGGCCGAGTAAGTGTACTTGGACGCCGTCTTCTTGTTGAAGAAGACCATGATCTGGTTATCTGCCACCTTCTCCTGGCTTAGGATGGTGCGCTCAGATCCATGAATCAGGAAGTACCCGAACGGATCGTAAGGACACTCGCCAATCTCTTCCTTGGACATTGGGTAGTCGGACATAATACACAGCGACGATCCCAGCATGACCGGAATCTTGCCGAGCGATACGCCCTCAAACACCTTGACTTCCTCATCGAAGGTCAAGTATGCTGGAGCCTTGTAAGACCGAACAGTAAACCTGATGTCCGAGAACATCTGAGCGGCATACGTGAAGTTGCGCGTACGTGCATCCTGAGGAAACATAGGCTTAATTCGCCCAGTCGCTTCCTGAATACGTGGCTTGGTGTACGTAATGTTTTCGAATGTCAGTCTGAATTCGTACTTGTACTTCTTCGTAGTTTCATCTTGTTCATGCCACACAACAATCGGAGCTGTTGAGCACACGATCAACGGAATCTTGTTACGCACGAAGTCCTCGAATGATTCAATCTGATGCTCAACAAGCCGGGTAACACCATTCTTAAAATAAGTCTTGATTGCGTCCCACTCCATGATGGTTCTATAAGATTCAGTTCCCGTAAATCTAATTATTCGTTTTTATAATAGGACTGTATGACCGAGAAGGAAAAACCCGTCTACAAAATCACCAAGGTCGATGGGGATAAACCGTCAGCCCCTTCAGTTCCTGAAAAGAAAGCTCCAGAAGTCAAACCTGTTATTACAGCCGGAAAGAGGTCTAAAAGTATGCGGACATTCCCTCGTGGAGTACTGAAGAAAACTATGAAAGTCAAACCAACGTCAGACCCTGCTAAGCCTCCACCATTCAAGAAATCGTCGCGAAAACATACGATCAGATTATTCACTGATCATGGCGAGAAACGGCGTCGGAAAACGATTAAGAAGAAGATCGCGAAGATGAGCGATGCGAAAGTCGACGAGCTTGTGAATAAACACAAGCTTCTGAAAAATTCCGAAACTCCTCCTCGCATAAAACGCGAAATGCTCAGTGGCGCAATGTTAGCTGGTTTCATTTCCTCTGAATAATTAATGACGGCTAGGTGGGGACCTATCGGATGGTTAACACTACATTCGATATCCGCGAATTATCCTGAGACCCCAACACAAGGTGACAAATTGGTAGCGAAGAAATTCATAGAATTATTTGCCGAGACGATTTCATGCCCTTCGTGCAAAGTTCATTTTGGATCGATGTACCAAACCTACATATCGAGAAACCCGAACTGGTGGAATAGTAGGACGGACTTATTCACATTTATTTGCCGGGCACACAATACTGTAAACGCGCGTCTCGACAAACCTATTATTCAATCTATTCGTGACAGCATTGATACCCTTCAAATGCTGACCAAAAATACAAGTGCCACAGAATACCGCAATCAGTATTTAATATATCTCCAACGCAACTGGAATAGTCCGGATGCGGAAGGGTTTATGATGTCACGCTCTGTACGTGAAATGATTAAAATCAATAACGAGTACTGGAATCTTCGGGAAACGAACTTTAGTGTTCAAATTCCGGAAGCGGATGTTGTCCGTCCAATTATGGCAATTCGTAGTCATACGGGCAATGTGTTACCGGGTCTTAAACCTGATGGAAGCCCTATTCAAGTAGGTTTCAGTTTACGATCGGGACGATTTTCGTTAATTCGTCGTTAGGGTTCCAAGGTAAGGAAATACGAGGTTTCATTTCCCAGAAATGACGTTTCATCCAAGGATTACGTGTTTCCTCATTATGAAGTTCGTCAGGGAACTTTACGCGCCGGCGAGTCTTCTTCAGTGAAGAAGCCGGCATAATGAAATGCAATTGATCAGACAACGTAAAATTCAATTTACCTTTCTGTACTCCCGTTTCAGCATATTTCACAATATCTGATACGAGAGGCGCGTCCGCGTAAGGATACACCCATCCCCAGTTGATTGGGGTACTTTGAGTAAAATAGTGCCATGACCAGTGCAAAGTTTTCCAATAAGCTTCTACCACTGACTCCATATCCAAAACTCCGTCCAAAATATGAAGTCCGTACTTTCTCGAGAACTCGGTTTGATCTTTACCCAAAACAGCCTTCTCTTCAGGTCGTTTTCGTAGAGTAATACGTTCCTTCAGAACCACCATCTCGCGAGACGCAGAGTACTTGAAGAATTGGTGACGGCCTTCAGGTGTTAGCAAATCAGGTCGACCAGATTCTTGGTAAAATTGGAGAGCACGATTGTACCCGTCTTCGCGCAACGAAAACATTCCCAAATTTGGCATGAAATCGTTACCGAAACACAGCATAGATAGAGCCATATACTGTTCGGTCGGAAGAGGAAGTTGGGTAGATAGTTCCCAAATATTCATGGTAGCAAACTCTGCTGTCTTAAGTTTTGGGTCATCAAACTCTGCGCTCTCACGGAGCAAATGCATATGGCCGGGATCCGATAATTCCTTGTTTTGGAGGCAAATGAGAATCAGGTCAGCATCCAGACCGTAAATACATACTGAGCGCCTTTGTTCAGCGGGAATCTTTTTCATATCCACAATGAGTTTGTGTTCGCCTTCACCAGGTACAGTTGTACGACTGATGTCCGCGTACGGAAACTTGGCGGCCAGAGCAGCTTCGAGTTCGCGCATGTAAGGAGTATCTGGCGAAATCAGGTTACGGTCAAAAGGGGTTTCTTCCTTGATACGCATACGACGGTACCGCTGCTGAACGATCTTGGCGTACGGAACTAGACCGTCCAGAGCGATCAGAACTTTCTTGGCTTTGCATACATGTTCCAAAAGGTAAGCGAATGCTTCGATAATAGACTCAATCGGTCTCTCTTCCTTGAGATACCGATGAATTAGGCAATTGAAATCTACACCTAAAACGTCAACTTCAAGTGGAAGTCCACGTTTTACGCTATCAGTTATGCCACGATGGGACTTAATCAAACTCGCAAAATAAAAAGGAATACCCATACTGTACTTTATACTCACCCACTATGAAGACCATAGTAAGACGCATGTGGACTTTCTCCGAACAGTAGGAATTTCCACGGGTTTCTTGGGTAGATTTGGGAGATCGTGATCGAACGTCCCAGAGTTATCAAGTGGCTCGTCCAACGTCCCACCCTGCCGTCCACCGTTCACCCAGAATCCTTGTGCGTCATCAACGTCGGTACCAGAAGGTTTGGTTGTGTTTGCTGGTTGAGGCCACAGAGGATCCAGTGTGTAGCCTACAGGAATGTATTTGTATTTCAAGGAATCTTGTATAGCCTTATTTTTTGCGTGTTCCATCTTCAGTTCAATAAGTGCACGATCGGATTCGTAGTCCATTTCTTATTTAAAAAATATGTTGTTAAAATGGGCTCGTTTAACGAATACCCATACTAGTTAGTATATGTTAGATACACGTAAGCCGGTTATAAAGAACTAAACCTTATTCGTCCCCGCTCACTGTGGGAAACTTAGTTTTATGGGTAGATTGTGCGGATACCACATCACTCGCCGATACACTGGCTCGTTATTTGGACCGATGTTTACACCCTTGTTGAATTCGTCGACACTGAGCTCAGTGTCTGGAAACTCGTGAGCCTTCAATCGCTCCTCAATTTCAGCAGGTGTCAGTTTTGCCTCCGCCCAATCGCCTTTAGGAAGATCTGTGGGTCCGTCTTTTAGAAGAGATGGGAGATCATGATCAAACGTTTCAGGCTTGGGAAGTGGCTCGTCCTTCTTTCCACCGGTCTTACCGCCATTAATCCAGAAGCCCTGAGCCTCATCTACCGGAACACCATCAATCCGAGACTGGTATGTCTTTTCAACTCCACTTGTGTCTGGCTCTTCACCTTTCAGATTGAAATAAGTATCAAAATCAGAAATGGCTTTGCGTTTAGCCTCTTCTAGCTTTGGGTCATTGAGTGCACGATCGGATTCGTATTCCATTATTCTTTAATCTATTACGTTCCTTAAAACGGTTCAATTTAAACATATAATCTAAATAGCCCGATGAAGAAAACGAATAATACAGAGATGAGCAAAGAGGCTGTAACAGGTATGGCTAAAGTAAAGCGCATAGCATCTTTATTTGCAGGATGTGGTGGCTTAGATTATGGATTCCTTCAGAACCATGATGCGTACACCCACGTATTCGTGAATGATTTCGATAAGGATGCTTGTGCATCTTACGAACGCAATTTCAATATTAAAGCAGTATGTGCAGATATTAAAACTATTGAATGTATTCCAGATTGTGATATATTGATAGGCGGATTTCCGTGCCAGGGATTCTCAATGGCCAACCCGTACAGAGACGAAAAGGATGCGAGGAATGAACTGTATCTTGAAATTCTACGGCTCCTAAACCTAAAAAAACCGGCGTACTTTCTATTAGAAAATGTGAAAGGATTATTGAATATGGGTGGTTATGAAACGAAAGACGATAAGAAAAACCATACTGGAAAGATCATGAAAGTAATTCTGAATGATTTGAAGGAGTGTGGGTATAAAGTGAAGTTCAAGTTATTTGATATAAAAGAATACGACGTTCCGCAAAAACGGCAGCGCGTTATTATTATTGGAGTTCGTAATGATATAGAGTTTGAACCTGAATGGCCTGAACCGAGTAAAAAGGCTCTGACTCTGAAAGATGCGATTGGAGATCTGCCGATTGAGTACAACCCAGAAATCCAGCATGTAGGAACCAAACATAAGTGTTCAGTCACAGGATATCTTGGAAACCGGGAACTAAAATGGGACGAAGCTTCGCCAACCATTACAGGTCGTGGTGGTGGAAGTGGTGGACCGGTGATTCATAATCACCCTTCATTAAAAAGACGTTTGACGGTGCGCGAATGTGCGCGAATCCAGACGTTTCCCGATACATTCGTATTCAGTGGATCAGTCTCGTCAATGTACAAACAGCTTGGAAATGCTGTGCCGTGTAAGTTCTCAGAACATCTAGCCAAGATATTTCAAGGCGCACCCTGAATTTCTAGAATATGTAGATTAATTCGGTCTCGTTGCTTCACAAGCATTTCAATTTGTTGTTCCTTCGTCATAACATACGCCTTCTCTCCCTCATTGCACATTGAACACAGTGTTGTAAAATCATCGGCAGTATACTTTTTTGTTACGCCCTCCTTAATGAAAGGTACGATGTGACCGACATGCAGATGTACGATCTTATCTGTAAACAGATGATGAATTTGCCCAGCACGAGCTCCGCAACGAGTACAAGTAGACTTATCGCGCTCGAATACTTGACTTGCGATTTTCTTATTAACTCCACGATCAGCGTTTTCGGATATTGGGTCGGCTGAAAGCAAACACCATTCTCCGTACTTAAGACCCTTCTCTTTACCTAAAGGGTGTTTCCAGTTTACAAACGCATACCTGTCCAGAGAATATATTTCTTCCCATCGTCGAGTAGAGTAATTCTGGCGCTTCTTGTTCTTACTTGGAATCTCAAGAAGCAGTGTACTGTTTATAGGCCTAGCCACAATAGTTTTTAGAAAGTCTACGAGGTTTTTCCTGTACCCAGCTCCTCCAGTTCCCTCGGGAAAATTGGTTTGCACATATGCGCGAACTTCGTCTGGAGTCACGCGCGTATAGTCTTCCATGATATTTACGTTTGAATAACTACGAAGTTATGAATCCATTTTCGTTCGTGTTTATTTGGGAATGTGTAAATACTGGTAAAAGAACAAATAAATGATTTCGTGGTGGATGGTCATTTTAGGAGTTGTAGTAGCTGGACTGTACGCTTACTCTATTTCTTCCCAGATTAAGGTGGCCGATAAGCCTACGGGATGTTCGAAGTGCCCGAAATCCGATCAGCCTAGTACGTTATGAGTTGTTCCTTTCGCGTCCAAAAATGCCCGGACTGCAGCCAGATCATCAGTATTGATTTGAAGAAGTGATGAAGATGTACGCGAAGGAGCTTTCATAGCCGACACGAACTGGTTCATATCAAGCTGGATAGGTACATGTTTAGGCACTGCCACTTCTTCATCTGGTTGTCCTGGCATGACGTACATCTCTTCTGGTAAGGGTACAGGTACAGGTACAGGTGCAGGTACAGGTGCAGGTCGATTTACAATAATTCCCATATCTTCTGACACCATTGGGGAATATACGGGTTGATCTAATGGCGGTGTGACTCTCGCTTCAGGTTGGGGTTCTGGTTCGGGCAAAACTACAGGTAGAACAACAGGTACGGGGACAGGCGCAGGTACATGTACAGGTTCTAAGACAGGGGCAGGGGCGGGAACTGGAGCAGGAGGCGCGATGTCTACATGCTCAACATGATCTGGAGCAGTAACGTTAGATGTTGCGTTATCAACAGTTGGTTGCTGAGTGAATAATTTATCAGGGATCATATCGCGTAACTGATCTAAATTCGTAGGCATCTTAATATTTTTGATAGACCGAAGAGTTCCAAGCGGATCGCGTTTGAAATTATCAATGAAGGACTGAGGGATGATGTGACGGATCTGTAAGATCACGTTCTTAGGAACATATCGACTAATAGCCATACCTAAAATCACAGTCATCATCGCAACTAGAGTTCCGACCATAGCTGTTAGAGCAGTTGACGTTCCTGATCCAGCGTTCACAACGATCACTGGACCAGTAGCATTTTGGGTCGCAGTTCCTGAAGGAGTTAGGGTAGGATACGCTGTCACAATAAACAGAGGAGTTGACGATATACTTACATTTGCAGTCGGAGTTACTGATGATGTACCTGACCAAGAAAGAGAAGGAAACGGAGATGTTGTTGTCGTTCCAGTATACGTCTCTGTTCCTGAAATCGTGAAACTTGGAGTTCCGGAAAATGAGATCGTTACCGTTCCAGTACTTGAAACTGTCCATGTAGCTGTTCCAGTACCTGTCATTGATAATGTTGAGTTAGCCGACCGAGTTAAACTTGATGTACCAGTAGATGTTATTGTCACTGTCTCCGTCCCAGTTCCAGTGCCAGTTCCAGTTCCAGTTCCAGTTGTTGTATGCGTATTTGTTGCGTTAGAAGTTCCAGACCCCGTTAAAGTTCCTGTCGTGGTAGGTGTGGTTGTTGCGTTAGCACTTACACTTCCAGTCAGAGTTCCTGTTCCTGTCCCGGTTCCCGTTAAAGTTCCAGTTCCAGTTTCTGTTCCTGATAAAGTTCCTGTTGTTGTAGGTGTGGTTGTTACGTTAGCACTTGCAGTTCCTGTTCCGGTTCCCGTTAAAGTTCCAGTTCCAGTCTCAGTACCTGATAAAGTTCCTGTTGTTGTAGGTGTGGTTGTTACGTTAGCACTTGCAGTTCCTGTTCCGGTTCCCGTTAAAGTTCCAGATCCAGTCTCAGTGCCGGTTGTGGTAGGTGTGATTGTTACGTTAGCACTTACACTTCCAGTTCCTGTTCCAGTTCCTGTTCCGGTTAAAGTTCCTGTCTGAGTTTCAGTGCCTGTCCCAGTAGACGTAGCAGTGTTCGTCCCTGTCGCTGTTCCTGTAGATGCAGGTGTACTTGACGGCGATTGTGTAGGCGTTACAAAAACGGACGCAGAGGATGAAGGAGATGTACTTGGAGTTATAGATACTATGGTGCTCAGAGACGCAGTGTTAGACGCCGTCAGAGCCGGAGTCATTGATGTAGTTGCGCTCAGAGAGGCGGTATCTGTAGGCGTCAGACTCGCCATTCGTGAAACAGTTATACTTGAGGACATTGAGCCAGATCCACTTGCGCTTGTTACAGACGTAATTGTCGCCGATCTGCTAGAGGATATGGACACCGAACCTGATTTGGAGGTAGACGATGAAGTAGATGGGGATGCTAATGGAGATGGCGAAGGCGTACCAGACACTGCAGAAGATTTGGTAGGTGTTCCCGAAGCTGGAATTGTTGCAACATCAAACCCAATTACTGGAGGTGGAATACAGAGTGCTATAGGTGCAGACGTATCAGCGCAAGGCAGAGCATACACGCCCAACTGAATTGCCGAACCGTCGGAAGGATTCGTACCACTGACTGAAAAACCTACCGAATAACTTACACCCGATGTAGCATTAAACGCCTGGTAAATTCCATCAAATGTTCCTACAGCTCCATCGTACCATTGACCAGTTGACCATGTTCCTGCAGCTGGAGGTTGCTGACCCGCTTGGTACCATACCTGAAAATTGGTAGGTGCGCTTACCGTGTTACCGTTCACAATAACGTTTCCTCCAGTAATTGGGTTTGATGTTGCAAC